CATAGTTATACCCTCCTTGAAATAGATTTAGATCTTATTCCCAAGATCTTCATTATGCGATTTGTTTTCTTCGCGAGTTTTCCGTGCACCGCCTGCACCCCGCACACCGCCATGGCATAGCCGATCTGCAAATATAAAAGCGGCTTCGGCGTCGGTTTGGGCTTGCGGCGGTACTTGACTTTGCTCTCCGCCATGGCCTTCTTGATCTTCTCATTGTGGCTGACGCGCATGATGTTGTAATCGCGCTCCATGTTTTTGATGTCCTGCACGGTCGTCTTCTTGACGTGTTTGCCGGTGGGCTTGCAACCCTTCTCCAGCATGTCCGCCAGCGCCGCGTCACCCTTCTTGATGACCACAAGGGCCCCGTTTGTCAGCATTGCTATACCTCCATCCAGCATTCCATTGGATACGTGAATATCTCAATGACCAGCATCTTCTCTCCGTGTTCGGTCACGGTTTCTGTGTTTCTGAATTCAATCGGTCCGTCGTAGTAGTCCGAATTGGCCGCCCAGCCGTATTGCTCTCCGAAATGGGTCTCGGAGATGCCGAACAGCTTGTACAGGTCGTTCAGCGACAGGTATTCGCCCTCGGCAAAGCGGTCGTTGAACTTTTGCTCGGCTTCCTCGACTGACGCACGGGACGAGTAGAACAGCCTTCCGGAATATCCTTCAAAGCACAGCATCGTGCCCTTGCCCGTCCACTCAACTGATGGCGATTCCCAGGGCGCGACTTCGGTCCTGTCAGCGCTCTCCTTCTCCTTCTCCGCCGCCTTGGTCCCCGGAAGCGCCAGCTTGTTCTTGTTCGTCGCCATATAGGCGCACCCGGCAGCCAGCGCAGCGATCTCCTTGTCGGCCATGTACAGCGGTTTCATAATGCAAAAGGACGTCGCGACACCCGAAGCAATCGCAGGAGCGTAGGCCAGCAGCTTCTTCTTGGGGTCGGTCTCCTTTTCGGCCTTCTTGCTGCACTTTACGGACAGCCACGACGTGATTCCCACGCCAGCGACGCCCAGCCAGCCCATAGCCAGTCTGATCAGTCTTAAATTCATTGTGCTCCCTCCTGAAGTCGATGATCGAAGCTATAGCAATGAGGACCGGGACCACCAGAAAGGCAATCCAGGCCCTCGCCAGAATATAGCATGCGACCATGTCCGCGATAACGATTCCCGCCTGTATCGCGCGTTCAGTGGTCATGGATCCTCCTTACTTGTATTTGATGGGGCGGTTGTAGTAGCATATGCCCAGACAGGCGCGTCCGTCCTCGGTCATCTGCGGCTGGAATCCAATGTCCAGCATATGATCGACGTTCCAGCCCTTGTCCTCAGCAAGGCCGATGTCAGTGATGTTCAGCTCCTGATACCACTCATTGACAGACATCCAAATGCTGTTGAATATCTTTTTGTTGAGTCGTATCGCGGCCTTCTCGATCTCCTCCCGGCTCGAAGTGAAGGTCCTGCCGCTCAGCGGATCGAAGAACAGGTCATCTCCCTTGCCCGTCGCGATGACCCTCAAAGGCTTAGTGACCTGCTTGTCCGCTGCGCATTCCCGGTTGATGTCCTTCTCAACCTCCTTCACGGCTTCCTTGCCTCCCTGCTTCTCCAGCGCCTGCTGATACTTCGCAGCGGCAATCTGTGCGGCAGCCCCGGCGGCAGCGGTCACGGCCTTGTCGTGCTCTCCGATCATCACGCTGAGTATGATGCTCGCAAAGGACACCGCAGCGGCAGCTCCCGCAGGTGCATAACCCTTCATGCCGACCTTGAACTTGTCCATCTTTGTGGCTCCCTCGGGCAGGGCATCCATCTTCTCCTTAACCGCAGGGGCCTCCTTCGCGGTCAAATATAAAGCAGTGGCCTCACTCCCGATGGCAAGGCCCGCCAGCAGCTTCGTCGCGTGCTTCCTGCAAAAGCCCCACAAAGGTTTAAACATTGCCAGATTGATCATTTGTCTTTGCTCCCTCCGTCTTGCTTAATTGCTGTCCTGCAAATATCAACAGGTCTGACAGGTACTTCATGCGATGCCTGTACCAGCACCGAATCCCACAGTCGATGACCGCGCAGATGATCGGCGCTGATACAAGCTCAAACAGAAGTACGGCGATGAATATCCTGAGAATCATAGCCGCACCTCTTACTCAGCTGAGCTTGACGACCAGCTCGGGGTTGGAAACGACCTTGCCACAGGTCACCACCGCCTCCGTGCTCTTGGCCATGGCCTTGGTCATCTTCTTCAGCTTCTTATTGAACTCGTCCAGGGCGGCGTCCGTGGCGTGATCCAGCTTCTCCACGACGATCTCCTCGGCCCGGCGTTCGATCCGGCGGGTTACCTCGCTCTTGTCGAATCCAGCCACCTCGTCGCTGATCTTCTTGACGATCTTGGACGCGATCTCATTCTTCTGCCGGTTGACCTCCTCCCGCACCCGGGTGTTGACCTCGTAGTTGATGTGGTTGGTCACGCTGCGGCCCGCCTGGTTCACGATCCTTCCGATCTCGCGCTCCATGGCCATGCCAGCGGCCTTGTCGACGATGGACTGTTCCACCTCCACCACGGTCTTATCCGACAGGTCCTTCACGCTCATGTCCACCTTCTTGGCAATGCCGCTCAGCTGCACCAGCTTGATGCCGCCGTACACCAGCATGCCCAGAAGGCCCAGTCCACCCAGTTCCGGAAGGCTGAAAAGATTGCTGCTACTCATTGTTACGATCTCCTTTCATAGCTCGCGATTGAAAAAATAGAGAGGACTGCGTTTCCACAATCCTCTCGGTCGGTCGTATTATTCGGCGGTCTGCTCGTCGTGGATCTCTTCCACCTCGCCGTTCTTCAGCTGGAGCCCAAGCGTCGTCAGCAGCTTGTCCTGCACCTTTGCCATGATGTCCTCAGAGAACTCACCGTTATCGTCGATGATGGGCTCGTCAAAGACCTCATCCCCGAGCATCGTCCGAAGGACAGCCATTACGCATACTGCGTAGGTATTGCCCACGGTCGCGTCGAGGCCGATCTTCTCAGCCCATTCTTCGCATTTCTCGATGTTTCTCGCGTACACCTCTTCGTCAAAGTTGACAGGGTTGGCAGCGGCTTTGATTCCCGCTTCTGCTCCTTTCCTGAAGTCCTTCATGTCGATGATGTTGTTTTCCATGTTTACACCTCCAAATATAATACTTCACTATGCACTTTGTTCAGTTCGCGAGCTTCGTCAGCTGATGATGCTCAGTTGCAATGGCTCCAGCCGCAGTTATTGCAAATATCACATCCACCAGCGTGGGCCAGAGGTTGGCCGCATTCGGGGCAATGGTTAAGGCCCTTCAGAAGAATTTTAGCTGCCGCGCTTTCCGCTTCGGGAGACATCGGCTTCATGGCCATAGCAATTGCCGGGTCAGCCTTCTTTAGCTCATCTCGAACGTGGTCTACCACAGCGTTCAGTGTCTCGGCATTACGGTGCAACTCATGCATCATCTCGTCATGCATCTCGACCAATGCCTTCCCAACCGCGATCGGGCAGCAGGCTCCGGGAGAGGTGTCCTTCTTGGTAGCTCTTCGAACCGCATACGACGGACAGATGCCGCAGGAATTCAGCTGATCGACAATAGCTTCCAACGGTACCCCTCCCCTCGCTGCCAGTGAGATCATCCGAGAAAGCCCGGTATAGCTGTTCGAGCATCCGCCGGTGGAGCCACGCGATAGATAGGTCTCCATCAGGTTGCCGGTCTCCGGATCAAAGAACGCTGTGCAATGCAGCGATCCGCAACCGGTGGTCAGCTTCCGCTTCTTTCCGATCAGGTTATCCCCGGCAGGGATGATGTATCCACGAGGAATATACGCTTCGAATGGAGCTTCGTCTATTGCACTCGTCTTGGCCCTCAACCCAGCTTGTCTCAGCTCCATCTTCTTCGGTTCTTCCTTCTTCTCGGTGGTCAGTATGCCACCTCTCCGGCAGTTCTCCCGGAAGACCGTAACCCCTTTCAGACCGTAGTGCCATGCCAGCATATACAGCTCCTCCACGTCTTCCACTGTCGCCGTCTCTGGCAGGTTTACAGTCGACGAAATGCTGGCATCCACATACTGCTGCCACACGCTCTGCATGCCAAGGCGCTTCTGATACGGAATATCACGGGCTGTCACGAAGAACTCGGGCAACTGCTCGTCACTCTCCAGCCCGTGAGCGTCCATATACCGCTTGACGATGGGCGTGTAGACCTTGTAATAGTGGTCCTCACCGTGCAGACTCTCCGTCTTGCGGGTGTAGTAGTTGGCAAAGATGGGCTCTATGCCTCCGGATATGCCCAGCATCGTTGATAGCGTTCCGGTCGGCGCGATGGTCAGCAGCTGGCTGTTGTACATGCCGTGCTCATTGACAAACGCCTTGTTGGTGTCTGACACGCACTGCTGGAACATTCCCGACTTGCTAAGTGAGTTATAGTCGTATTTGGGGAAGGGATGGCCGTTCATCGCTGCCAGATTCGCGGAGGCATACACGGCCGAATTGAATATGGTATAGGCGATATTGCTGCATATCTCATAGGACTCGTCACTGCCGTACTCAACCCCCATCTTGATCAGCATGTCGGCAATCGCCATTACGCCCAGCCCACACTGCCTCCAGTCCCGAACGCTCTCTCGCTGCTCCTCCAACGGATGCTTGGTAAGACCCTCGTCAAGCACCCGATTAAGCGCCACCACCGCGGTAAATACAGTCTCCCCCAGGCCATCGAAGTCAAAATTGCCCGCCTCGTCCACGAATTCTGATAAGTTAATACTACCTAACAAACAACTGCCTCCTGCAGGCAGCATATGCATTCTATAGAGTTCGCAAGGCTCTATACGTTCTCTTATGAACTGCTTATAATCTCTTATAAGATTAGACTATATCATCATCCCACAATATAATGCGGGAGACTGGCGCTTCCCTCGTCATTCACTTACGAGGTACTCCGTTTCCGGATAGTCGTTGAGGTTGGTACTTATCCAAATTGGTCAGATTTGGATATTAAGTAATTCTTTTGATACGGGTCCATCCATCGTGCCTCATACCGTTGCGGTTATCCATAATTTTGGTGCTTCCGTCTGGCAATTGCCATTCATATTTTGGTTTTGGTTTTCGCAGTTTCTGCTTTGTTTCTTCTGATTTTGGCTTTCCACGAAGTGCATTACCGACTTTTTCGTTCCATTCTTTGGTATGTACTATCTTCTTTTGAGCTTCCGAAATTTTTCTGTTTGTTTCTTCGCTGTTGTGCATACCAGTGTGGCTCTTATTACCTATTCCATGTTGATTTCCTTTGTTAATTTGCCGCAATCGTTCTTTAGTCTCTTCGGACATTGGTTTACCTTTTCGCCCAGTCAAAGATTTTGATATGTTACGCCTCCATGATTCGCTTTTATTCTGAACTGCATTTAAAAAACGCTCCCTGACATCTTCCCTTTGCATCGCGTCTGTTACGCCTTTTGAGATTTTATCTTTCCATTCTTCCATCTCATCGTCGTCATATCCACGAATCAGGCATCCACCACGCCCGCCTTCAGCGATGTTGTAACCGTTTGGTCTGATCGTATCGTACTTGTCTATGTAGTATGCTTCCAATTCGCAAAGAGTTTCAGGGTCGTCGCATTCTGCCAGAATTGTTTTCTCATATAAATTCAGTTCTTCGTTTCTTTGATAGACCCATTTGCGATCTGTTCTTCTGTCACTGCTTAGAGACGGATTATTGAATCGCTTTCTATAGGAGTTCCATATGAGCAGCCCACTACCCATATAATATGGATTATCGCTTTGATCTTTTCCTATATAGCTCAATCCGTTTTCAAGATTTGTAATCTTGTATATCTGCATATGGCATCTTCCTTTACAATAGAATTATTGTACCAACCTGCTGATTGACTCTACCCAAGGAATTATTAGGGCGGATGACCAAACCCGCGTTCAATCCTATCCTTGGTCTATCAAGTCTTTCCAGCATTTCACCAGTTTTTTAGAGCCCCTTATTGCAGGAGTTGAGGCTCTTCCGCGCAGGGATTGACCCCGGCATACTCGAAGTTGTCATAGCCGCTGAGCAGGTTCCAGTTTTTGATCATGTCCCAGAACAGTATCCCGGGTTCACCCATGTCCCAGTTATTCTCGGCGATCTTATGGAAAATACTTCTCGCAATGTACGACTCTTCATGCGTCTCCCCGGTCTCGGGTCTTGAGAACTTAACGTTGAACAGTCGATCCAGCTCTACTTCAGTCATGAACTCACTGGATACCCTCACCGAAATATTTGCCTTGGTGACCCGGTTCAGGTCCTTCTTGACGTCGATGAAGTCCAGAATATCCGGGTGGCTGACGTCCATCGAGATCATCAGCGCTCCTCGACGGCCGTTCTGCGAGATCAGCCCGGTAACCATCGAATACAGGTCCATGAAGCTCACGGCTCCGCTGGACTGCTTGGCGGCGTTGCGAACCTTCGCGCCCTTCGGGGCCAGTTTGGAAATGTCAATCCCACATCCGCCCCCGTAGCTGAAGGTCCTGGCCAGCTTCTTGGCGCAGTCGAAGATGGACTCGATGTTGTCCTCCGGCGGCGTGATGACGTAGCAGTTGCTGTAGGTCACCTTGTTGTCCTCGTCGAGAATCCCACGGCTCGCCAATATCCTCCCTCCAAAGAGGAACTTCTTCTCGACGATCAGCTGTCGAAGCTGCGGGTCGCCTCCACTCACACGGTCCAGCCACTGCTCAAAGCTCTCGCCGTTGTAGCGATACTTCTTCTCCCAAATATCAATGCCGATCTGGTTTTCCGCGCCAAGCCAGTCTTGTACAGTCATTTCAGGCATTTAAACGTCTCCCTCCTTGCGATGGTTGCTCTTCTCGGTGTCGAAACCCTCCGGATAGCGGGCCTTCAGCTTGTCGATGTTCATCTGCATGATCTCGCTCAGGTTCCATCCCATGCTGTGGCAGATCATCGCGACGTACCAGCACACGTCACCGACTTCCTTCTTGGCGTGCTCCTCGTCCAGGGGCGCGTTGTGAAATATCCATTTCTTGAACAGGTCGGTCAGCTCTCCGGCCTCTCCGGAAAGCCCCATCAGGCCGTTGACCAGCCCGGCTACGTCCTTCTCCTGCATGATTCCTGCCAGCATACGGTCCGCCAGCCTGTCCTGCGCATGGCCGTCGTTAGTGCGCATGGCCTGCTCTTGATAGTCATTTCCTGTCATGCCGACTTCACCCGCCTTCCGGTGATCAGCTCCGAATGGGGCAGCTTCTCGATCCACGCGCACAGCTCCCGCCACTCGGGAATGCGGTGGTCGTGTCGCTGAATAAAGATGGTCTTCAGCTGTCGGTAATCCGTGGTGAAGCGGATCGTGTAGGTGAATCCGCAGGGGTTGGTGTACAGCAGGGTCAGCATCTTCTCTGTCTTTGCCGGGTCATTGTCATCCATGGCATTGTACTCGTCCAGCAACTCGTGCATCACGCCGATGGCCCGCCGGTCGACATACTTGCAGTAGCACTCATCAAAGTTGAAATCAATCAGCTTGTGCATGGTGCTCGTGCTCGAAATGATGTCGAGGAAATGGTAACGCTCGGCTTCCACCAGGGCCTTGACGGTGATGTCCATCGTGAACGCCACTCGAATGCCCTGCAGGTAGTTGTCGTGTCCGGTTCCAGGCTTGCACGTGGCCAGCTTGACGGCCATATCGGTGATTGTATCGTTGGCAAAGTCCGGGCGCGTCATCTTGGGAAATTTGCTGGCCTCAACGCTTTCATCGAAGTCATACACCCGCACCTTGCGGATCTTGATCATGCTGTCCTCGTCGTAGGCATTATTATTGGCAATCTGGCTCATGCTTTTTGACTCCTTCCAAATCTGTAATCTTTATAGTTGAAAAACTCCGACTCCTGATCGGTGTAGATCTTCATTCTTCCGCCATAGAAATTGTCGTTCCTGATGCTCTCCTGATGTTTGATCACGTCACCCACGTGGTGAGGAGAAACCAGCTGTCCGGTCTCGTAGTCTGTCAGGCCGAACATCTTCTGGATGCGCTCGGCAATCTTCGGATGGGTAAAGCCGCCAGCCTCAATTTCCTCCAGCAGTCTCGGGCTGATCTGAAGCGCTTTTGCGGTGTCATGCACATTCATGCCACGTTTGGCGCGCATTGATCGCATTGTCGCCCTCGCGTCACAAATATCACAGCTCATACCCTTACCCCTCCTTCAAAAGTATCGAGAATGCCGCGCTTCAGGTTGTAATCCATCGTGGTGAGGACGATTTTCGGGCACTTGAGCTTTGCCATCGCGTCGATGTCCTCGTCGAAGTGCTCCTTAGCCCTGAGCCATGCGTTGTGCACAGGACGGGTGTTGTACTCCTGATAGCGCTTGTAGAGCCTCGCCACCCACAGCTTCTTCAGCTGCTTGTCCGGGAATATCAATCCCACGTCCTTGGTGCGGGCCATGACGCGCTTGACGACCTCCGGATGGGTGGAGACCATTACATAGTATCCCTGCTTGGAGAGCAGCAGCGCCATGTTGCAATAGTCCGTCTCCCAGTCCTTGCGTTGCCAACGCCATCTTATTAATGGATCGGAGCTGTCCAGGTCGATGAAACGGTAGTCGTCTTTGGCGATGGTTGACTTTCCAACGCCGGGGTATCCAAAAATTATCATTGGGTCGGTACCTCCTTGGAGTTATGAGTTATCTGCAGATGGCTTTAAGCTTTTTCTGAGCCCTTCTGACAATCCTGCTGACCTGGGGCTGGCTGAGTCCGATCTGCTTTGCGATTTTCCATTGCTCAATCATTCCCCGGCTCTGAATGACAAGCGCCATAACTTCTCGTTCTCGCGGGGTAAGATGCACGAGAGCCTTTATGGCGCTGTCAAGCACGGAGCGGTTCAGAATATCCCGCTCAATATTTGACCGTTCATCGACGATAGTATCGATGAAGCTGATCTCCTCGCCGACCAGATCGTTCAGAGAGTAGGTATGCTCGTGCTTGTGAAACTGGCGTATGACCATGCGAATCTCATTGGTGATGCACTTTGTCGCGTAGGTTGAGAACATAATGCCTTTTTCCAGCTTATACGCGTTCATAGCCTTCACAAGACCAACCTCTCCGCAGGCAAAGAGCTCCTCGTAGTTGACGACCGGGTCCTGGAAATTCGGGAATTGCTTGACGCACATCATGATTAACGGCCGGTTCCGCACGACAATCAGCTCCCGCACCGATTCGTCTCCGGCTTCGAGCTTCGCAAAAAGCTCCTCGTTGGTCATCTTTCTTCCTCCCTTTCGTAATAGCGAACGCGCTTGATTCCATAGAGCTCGACGCTGTACTTGTCGAACTTCTCAGGGTGCTTCTTGGGATCGATCGGCCCGTTCCGGGCATACTTCGGGTTGGTCGTATGCATGCAGGAGCCGTGGTTTCTGTAATAACAACTTTCCTTGGTGCACGACCGATCCTTGCCGTTGCACAGATAGGCCACATCTGCTTCAACCTTTACCTTGTCTTTTTTCATAATTCACCTCCTTTCCAGGCGACAAAAAAAGAGAAGGGCCTTTATAAGGTCACCTTCTCGTCCTCCTCAAATGGATCTGTGTCTTCCTCTTGTTCATCGTACAACACGTCCTCGCTCAGCTGCGATACGCAGTAAACGGCCAACGAGGTCTCCGTGATGGCCAGTCCGATCCTGAACAGCAGCATGTCACCGAATTCGGTGAGGTTCGCCACTGCAAAGAACCAGTAAATGGCCACGTTCACAAGCCCCGTGATCGTCAACGTGCAGATCACAGCAACAACGTAGAACAGTATTGCTTTGAGTACAAAATGTTTTCTCATGAATAACACCTCCCTATAGAAGGCCTTGTTTATCCAGCGAAATGCACGATCAACGTAATCTGAGATAGTCGAGCAATTTTCCTCGATCGATAGAAGCTCCGATCACTTTGGCATCGTCTTCGTCTTTCACACCAAGAATCTCGGCGCATTTATACGCGATTTCCTTCCTT